AAGCACCTTGTTGTACTGACGGTTGGGCGAAAGAGCCACTGTCGTCAGACCACTGAGCGTTCACAAACTGTGTGCCTTGGACAGGAACGGTTACAGAAGATACACCACCAGAGGCTTGCTGACTGTTGGCAATCAGTGCCGCCATCAATGGCGTGGAGTTGTACAGTTGTACAACGAGTTTGGGAATAAAGGCTCTACGAGTTACATAAGTCAGTTCATTGAACTGTGCTGACCCTGTAGCTGGTAGGATGCCGCCGCCAATAGCCATAAGGCCTCCTTACGTGGTTTAAAAAATTACCCTCTTACAACCCAATAGGACGTTGCGGTTTACGCAGGTCATTGAGTGCATTCATTGCCTCGTTCCGTGCTGCGGCAGAAGGATTCTTCCAATACGCACCCAAGTTAAACTGCTTTACAGCACTTGGGTTGTATCCTGAAGAGGTAGGCACTGCTGCCTGTTTCATCCACGCATGGTACTCAGCGGCTGTTTCGTGGTTGTTGATGCCACGCTCCAACATAATTTTTTCTACGTCATCAATCTCTGACTCGTTAGAAATCAAACCTTTTTTCATCAAAGAATTACGGCGTTTCTGTAATTCCTCAACTGCATCTCTTTCCCGCAACTTAGCTTCCAAGGCTTGTACACGTTGCTCAGACTTATCAACAGCCCGATTGGTGTAGTCCTCAATGTCAAGTTCAGGGATTGGGAGGTCAGGTTTAACCCGCTTTGTCATCCGCAAGAATTCTTTGCGAGTGTCAGGGTTTTCCGCAAGAGTTTGGGCAAGTTGCGCCAACTCATCACGGGCTTCTAAGGACAGATTTTCTAGTGACATAAAGTTACCCTCTTTATACGATTAAATTACTTTTTTACCATCGCCTGGCTTTTGAACAGCCATGCCCATTTTGCCAATCTTGCCAGGGGCGTTTAAGCCGCCAAGCTGAGAAAAGCGAGGTGTGTTTGTGATAACGCCATTTTGTTGGTTGTTATCGGTAGGTCTACGGGGTGCGGCTGCGCCACGGGGTTTGAACAAGTCCATGATGTTTCCTTACATTGGTGGGGGAGAAGGCGGCATACCGCCAGGTGGGGGAGGCATACCGCCGCCAGAGGGAGGCATACCAGGCATAGGTGCTTGTGCCATCGCTCTACCTTCAGGGGTAGCACCACCCGCCTGTGGCAATGTTTGTAACATCTGAAGAATTTCAGACTGTTGAAGTTCGTTGGTCTTGCCCTTGCGTGGGCCAATCAAACCAGACAGTTGGCGAATAGCGTTCAAGGCCTTTTGACCTTCAACGGATTCTGAGCCAAAAGCGGGGAGGGACTGCTCTAGCAAGTCCATCGCCATGCTGATGTTTATGAGTGCAGCTTCCTTAGTTCCCATCTTTGGTTCAGGGGTGGACATAGGGGAAGCCATAGGAGGAGTTTCTTCTCCTGAAATTCCAGCAGACGGAGGTGGTTCTGCATTAGGCATAGGTGCGCTGGCGCTTCTGCTGCCTTTCATTAACTCCATCAACTTATCTGTTGGAACACTCATAATCACTCCTTGCCGTGTTTGTAACCACTTACTTACAAGTTGTCAATAGGTGGGGGGATTTTATGTCGCCCCCCAAGACAAATCCTTACGGATTACTTGCGGCTTTTACGGCCTTTACGTGCTTTACGCATGGTCTTCTCCAAGGTTAGAGGCGGCGAACTTTTTGGGAAGGGAAGTAAGCCACACCCTTTTTCCCTTGCGGGGAAATCAAATTAACGACACTGCTTGCGTCCACGCTTTGCTTTTTTGTACATGATGTACTCCTGTGTTATTTGCGAGCGTAATCACGTTGACTACGCCCAGACATGGTTTTAATCCCTGTTTGACGCATTGTCAAGTTAGGACTCGCTTCGCCTTTTTTTAGCGACTCTGTTGTTGCCCTTGGTTGGTCAGCCTTGGGTTGGGTCATACTTCTAGTGCCTGGTGCTGTTGCCATCATCCCACCTGTTTTAAGTCTGGTTTACCCTCTGCTTTGGGAGGCGGTTGCTGTGCTTGTTTAGCCATAGCCTGTGCCTCACCCTTTTCTTCCATCTTCTTCAAACGGTCTTTGAGTAATTGTTTCATTGGAGGCTCAAGCAAGTCAAGCAAGGATTCCTTGTCAATTACTTGGGCTTTGAACAGGTTGAAAGCAAGCTGGCGCATATCTTCCATGAAGATTGGTGAGTTACTGTGAGCATCTACTTTGACCACAAAGTCTTTGGTGAACTGCTCGGCAATAAACTTCCTGCCATCTACGTCTTTGTAGTGCGTGTTGTCGTACACCTGCATACATTTCAAATACAAGGTAGCCAACTTTTCTAAGCTGTCCTCAATGATGAGCGCACGTTTCTTGGCTCGGCTAGAACCTAAACGTGCGAGTTGGGATGCGTGACCTGACGAGCGTACACCCGCCTCACCACGCCCTTGCAAGACAGAAACAATGCCAGAGGCTTCCTCAAACATCAGGTCTATCTCACCAATTTCTTTGAACAAATCAGGTGGGATAGTGGGCGCTAACTTCTCTACTTTAGCGTTTGGCATATCGGTTGCGAGTAAGCCACCTGCACGGTTAAGCGCAAAGTTCTTCTCGTCAAGAATACCTGTGAAGCCAATAAGAGCGGTAGGAGGACTGACTTGTTTGGAGAGCAAGTCAAGAATCTCAGTCATACGCTTGTTGCGTAACTGTTGGAGGAATACCAGACGCTGAACTTCTGAGCCACCCCAGTAGTAATCGTAAAGCGGGTTAGGGCAGATTTGCACAAATGGCAACTCGCCTTTTAAAAAGACAGACTCGCCTGGTCGGTCATAGATGATGACATCAGGGTCTGCTTTGGTTACGCATTGGTAATCTTTGGTGTCATCGTTCCACACCCACAACTCTGTCATCTCAACCGTATCTTCAGCAACAGTTGCTTTGTAGCGGTTCATGCCACCTAAGTCTAGATTGACGTTACCGTACATGGTGGGATTGACTTGCGACATCAAGATACGCTCAATACCGTTGGCAACCTCTGTACGTTGATGTTGCGTAGATGTCACACGCTCAACAATCTTTTCTCTGTTGGGATGGCTGTACAGGCGGTCATACAATTCAGACTTGGTGATGTAGTAAGTCTGCACTATCGCTTCTTGCCTGTCGGAATAAGGGGTGTCTTCTCGCAGCACACCCATACACGCAGGTTCAACCATGTAGGGGTGGATACCGTTGTTGATAACCAGCTTGACAAATGTGGTGTTGTAGCAGAGTGACCACGTAACTGCTGTGGAAAAAACTTGGTCACCGTTACTGTTGAGCCACTCATCATTAAGGGCACGGGTGAGAGAAGGGACTTTGACTTGCTCTTCGTCAGGCACAGCCGCACCTGTGTTGATGCTGAACCTTGTAGTTTCTGCGGAGTAGAGGAACGAGGTCAGTTGGTCAATGTGTGGAAAGATTTTGTTGTAGAGAGCGGGTGTGTCATCTGGGCCGTTACCAAATAAATAATAAGAGCGCAAACTTCCGTAGTCAGCTTTGCGTTCTTCCCGACTGACCATGCACTTATCTATGAGGTCTAAGTAAAAGCGTTCACGGTCAACGGGATTCTTTGGGATTCTCATTTCTTCACCTGTAGGTTATCTGGGTCTGCCATATAGCTGGCGGCTCTCGGCCCTTGCAGGTCACCCGCTGCTTTAGGGTTGATGCCGACTGATTCTCCCGCAACGGATTTGAATTGTCCACCCATGACGGATTTCATGTTGATGTTGCCCCCGCCACCCCAGATTACAGAGTCGCCAGGACGTGTCTGCTTCTGCTGATTTTGGTTTTGGGCGTTCATAGCGTCTGTAGCTTCAGCAAATTGCTTGTCAGACAGCTTGTTTTTGCGTTTGAGATAGCCAGACTGGTGTTCACCCTCATGTGTCTTCTTAATATCGGTCATACCAAAGTCAAGAGCCAGATTGTTGAGGTTTTTGTCGGTTGCAGAGGTCTTTGCAGACCTTGTACCTACTGGTTTGAGGTGTACAACGGATATTTCTCCTTTGCATAGCTTCATGGGGCAGTCTGGCTCCCATGCCTCAAAGATTCCGTGGTTTGTGCAGTAATAGTCTCTCAGAATTGCCATAGTTACCCCCTTAGTGCTTCGTCAAGTGAAATTTCGCTGTAATCGTGCCTGTTTACCATCCCAACCTTAACTTTTATGCCTTCTGACGTTACTTGTAGCCCCATTTTGGGCATAAACACGGGTTGAGATTCTTTCCTGTAGTCCACATAGCGGGTGTTATCTATGCGTTTCATAATCTTTACATTGCCTACTTTCCACTGTTGGTAGGCTTTACTTACCCTACGTTGCACCATTTCGGTGAGTGGTTCTTTGTTATAGATGAATACATCGTAGAAATGCCCGTGACTTATCCCCGCAAGTTCAGCAAACAGGGCTATAGAGATGCCTCTTTCCTTGTCAGCAGTGAACCTCTGCATGTGTTTTGTTAACTCACGCTTGCTTAACGGGGGCATATCTGTACTCCACGGTGTAACCTTGTTCTTGTAACCACGACAAAAAGCCTACTTCCCCATAACTACCAGTGGGGTCAGAAGGAATAACTACGTGGTTAGTGCTTACTAACTTTCTTGTTTGGGCATGGTGACCCAATAACTTGTTGTAATCAAACCATTCTTGGTGAAAGCCATGACCTACATACTCAATGCTGAAGTATTTGGCTATCTCATCAGGGCAATACTTATAACCATAAGATTGAAGAACTGGTTTCAATATAGCTGACAGTTGTGCATCTTCATTCCAACCGTGTATCTCATTTGCATTCAGGTGCATGATGCCGTGCTTGTTACAGGCTTCTAAGAAACGCTTGCTTCGCAAAGAGAATCCACCGTTCTGTACTACCTTGACTGGCTCTGTAGCTTGAGTCCAAGAAAACTTGAGGTACAGGTTACCGTCACCAAAAGCACAGTATGAGGGTGCGCCTATGTAATCGTAGTCATAGTATTCAGGCTTGAAGTTCTTGCCGTTAAGCACCCACCCATCGTCTTGGACGATAAGGCAGTAATCAGTCTCTATGTAGGCGTACAAGC